ATCAGTTGCGCAGGTACTGGCAAAGGCCTGGCGGGAAAGCGCTCAGGTCTTTTTTTCGAGATCATGCGTCTCGTCGAGGAAATCGAGCCGAGTTTCCTGTTCTTTGAGAATGTGCCGGCTATCAGAACCCGAGGCCTGGATCGTGTTCTCCAGGAACTTGCCAGCCGAGGGTATGATTGCCGGTGGCGTATGCTATCTGCTCAAGAGGTCGGTGCGCCGCACATCCGGAACAGGTGGTTCCTCCTTGCTGCCAACCCCAATGGCTCAGCATTCCGGCAGCAATCGTTCCTGCCGCGACTCAGCGAAGCGGCGCCCGTCACTTCATCAAATGGCGAGGCAGAATTGCTGGCCAACGCCGATGACCAAGGACTTCCGGAAGCCGGGGCAGGCGGGAAAAAATCGCAATTCCCTGCCTTTGAGCGATTCGGTGGGTGGGCTTCTGAATGTGGAATTCGTCGAGTGGCTGATGGGTGTGCCCACCGGATGGACCGCTTTAAAGCCCTGGGCAACGGCGTGGTACCGGCCCAGGTCCGCGCGGCTTTCCGCAGCTTGATGTGGGGGAATTCCTGTTAAAGTAGCCGGCTTGCCAGTCATCTTGCTTATGCCGATCGGTGTCTAAAAGCCATGTCCTTCAAGGAATTGGTAGCCATTACGCCGCGTAATCATTCGTATTTAAGGCTCTGGAATATCACGTGCAATTATGCTAAAGAGGCCTCCTCAAAATGAGTTGGTCCTTTGTCAGCCTGGAGACACAAGCCTTGAATATGATGAAGATTTGTTTGGTCGTGCTAATAGGTGGCTGCAGCAGTTTTTCAAACGGCAATGACCAGCTGATGGTCGAGTGTCAGTTGAATGATCGGAACGCCGAATATGCAAAGCTGACCTTTGGCGATAACGTAGCTATCGATCCCAGGGCTTTTCACGCTTTTGACGTGAAGGGTGAAAAGCTCAAGCGGCTTCAAATCAGCGAAAAGGGGTGTGTCTATGCCTCAAAGAGTGAAATAAACTCCGACTCTCTTATTCTGGTTGTCGGAACGGTTAACAACAACCTTTATCATCGTCAAGCTACCTTGGCGAAGCTTCAAAGCTCGCCGAAGCAAGTGATGGAAACCCTGACTGTAGGCGAATTCGAGCGTCCGCAGTTTAGCCAGGAGCCAAAAGTTTTCGTTCAAGAGTTTTTTTCTCCGGTGGTCAATCCAAGCCTGGACAAGAAATTGCTAGGATTCGTGACTTTTACGGTCGATGGAAAGCCCGGAAGTCGTGTGATCATGCCTGGAGATGCGATCAGCGATACTCGAATCAGCGTTGCAGATTCAAAAGAGGGAAGCTACGGCGTAAAGTATCAGTTTCACGATATCTTCACTCCTGATTATAAAGGTCCCATTGAGGGAACTTTGGATATGGTGGTCGACCGTACCAAGCCCCAAATCACCCTCGATTTGCCGCGAACAGCGGGTTTGCCACAGGTCAACCCGAAAGAGAAAATTGCTCCACAGGTGGCGGATTCTTCGGACTATCAGCAGTATTATTGTGTTGAATCATCCGAAGGCAAGTGTGAGTTCGTGGCGTTTGATGGACAGTATGAGGCTCCTGAAAAGGGTGTTGTTGCGCTGCGGTTCAAGGCTGTCGATAAGGCTGGAAATACTTCGGATGAAGTCAAAGCCAGGATCAAGGTGTTCAACCAGAAGGCCATTGATAGAGCAAAGACGCTATTGGTTGAAGCAGCGTCTGCGGCGAAGTCCGGGCAAGGCAAATCAGCCCTAAGTCAGCTTCAGGCTTCGCAAAACATTTACGACACTGAATTGAAGCAGGAAGACGAAAAGACCGCTCTACACGACTCTTTGCTGAGTGGTGCCGTAAACTCCGCAACTTCTTTGAATCTTGTGAGAGACATAAATGGCAGCAAGCTTTGCAGCCCGTCCCTGGTTGCGCTGTCAGATGCGACCTTTGTCTGTATGTCGAGATCTGGAAATGACCTGATTGCATTTGATCTTGATAAGAAAGTTGAAGTTGGTACAGAAAAAATTGACTTCAAAGTCCGATCGATATTCAGCAGCAAGGCGTCCAAGCGTATCGTGGTCATCGGACGGGACGGCGAATATCAGGCAATTGACCTGGCCACAAGCATGAAGAAAGCAAACCCCTATGGTAAGCTCGCAGAGGGGGCAAAACCTCTAAATTTTGATGAGAACTCAGGGAGTTTTGTTGCCTATTCCGAGAAAGATATTACTGTCTTCGGTAAGGATGGTGGTAGCGCAAAAGCTTACTCGATACCAACCAAAGACCTGCGTTTTGCGCATGTACTTGAAGACTCTTCTGTTGTGGCTGTGTACGCAGTAGCCCCAGAAATCAGGATTTTTTCCAAGGACTCCACGGAGCTTAAAAAGTTTGACTTTCCTGGGGGGATTGATGGGGTTCAGTTTTCGCCAGCTAAAGACTTCATAGTGTTTTGGTCCACGGCCGGACAGATGAAGCGGATCGACCTGAAACCTATGATTGCTGAGGTGTTCGTTGAGAAATTGGAGCAGCCCGTGAGCGCTGTTTCTATTTCACATGATGCCAAATATCTTTCTATAGCCAACAACAGCATCCTGAAACGCTATGGTGCCGATGGTTCGCCATTGGGATCCTCGACAGGTCATGAGGATGCAATCCTCGATGTCACGTATTCCAAAGATGATGAATACGTTGCAACGGCATCCAATGATGGGACAGTAAGGGTATGGAAAGGTGCCGGTCGGGATCTGCATAAGGTCGCGCTGCCATCGACAGCAGGTCGTCCCATCAAATTTCTGACGAATTCGTTTGATATCACCAAGCCTGTCCTGGTCTTGACCGATAGTGGTCTCATAGCGGAGATTCTGCTCGCACCCATTACCATTCACCAGACCAGTAGAATGCGTGATCGAATAGTCGGCCATGTTGCAACTTCTGGCGGCAAAATCGTCCAGTATCTGAGTAGAGACGGCCAGATCAGAAGTCTGGATGTCGCCAGCAAGGTCGAGAAGGAGCTGGTGAATGTAAAGGCTGCCAACGATGGTTTTGCGCTGAACCTTTGTCAGAGGAAGGACGACTCGCTTCTGATCGGCTTTGATTCCGGTGTGGTCAAGTCGTTTAGCAAAGGCAAAGTTTCGTATGTGATCAGCCAGGGAGCTGGGAAAACCACGCAGATGATTTGCGGGGATTCGATTTATCTTGTTACCGAGGAAAGAGACGTTATCGCTGTCGATGCCTCAAACAAGGTAGCAAACCTTGGCAATTTCCCGGACCTTCTGAAACTCTATAGCTTTGGCGATAAGTATGTGATGGTCTCGTTTGATGGTAATGTCCAGGTCGGAAAGAATAAGGATATTCTCAAGACATTTTCCGGCTGTGATACAGCTCTTGCACCTGAGCTGAACCAAAGCGAAGGCCTGCTCACATGTGCAACTGAGAATGGCTTCAAAACCATTGACCTTGAAAAGCTGACTGAAGAGGCCGTCAAGACAGTGAGCGGAATGGACAGGGTCTACCTTCATGGTGGGCGCGCCTTGGGTTTCTCCTCAGGTCGAGTCGTAATGATCGACAAGCAGCCTGCAAATATTCAGCTGCACGATGGGCAGATTAAGGGCTTGGTATCGGTCGGTGACAAGTTGATTACGTTTGGGGATGACCAAAAGGTCAAACTCTGGAGATTGAATGGGAACGAGCTGATTCCGCTGGGCGAAGCCTTCCATCTGCAGAACTTCTTTGAGTCAGCTACGGTTGATCCAGGCAATGGCTATGTAGTGTTCTCCACCTGGACCATACGCTACTCTTCCCGATATTTTGGTGTCGAGGCAAACGATAACAGGCTCATGCTGATGCCGTTAAGTGTCCCTGAACTGATCAAGCGTATTGGCGAGAAGATTTGAGATGAAAAAGTAACGTTTAGGCTGTTCCTTCTTCGGGAACCCGTTCTGCGATCAACCGCATTTAGTCCCGGAATCTCGGGATCCCTCAGGGGGGTGATCGCAGGTGGCTTGCAAGATATGCAGTCGGAAAAGGCAGATGTATTGCCGTATATCTGAGCATAGTCGATAAAGAAAGGAAGAGCCTTCCCCTGCAATTCAATCCGCTTGATCCCACACATACTGCCGATAATTGCAATCCGAACACCCATCCAATCCCTCCAAGACATTCAGAGAATCTTGGTAGCACATATCTTCGCCACACTTCGGGCATTTTTGGTCAATGTGTGGTTCTATGTATTGCGTAAAAACATTCATTTGCTTAGCGGATAGAGTGCTAATTCCATTGTCTCGAACATATTTCGCTATGCCCAAAGCCGGCTTCTTTGGATCTAAAACAACCTCGTCAATTAGGTGTTCCATGATGCCCATCAATGCTAGGTCATTTTCATCGAAGTCGTACATTGGAACCTCACTCGTATTTGTTGGTATTTAGTTGGCTGGGGGATTCAATCATTTTTGTAGATCGTTGACGAGGCTGATTTTACTGTGAAATTGGATAGCCAAGTTGTTTAAAGTTGCGCTGTGTGAAGTATCACAACAAAATGACGGCCAAATGTACTAAAGCGGCTATGGGTCCTTCCTGGCACCCTACCCCGTAAGGTTGACGATCAACTTCTCCCTCTCGCTCCCGATGAAAAAAAAATTGCGTCACAAGTCACATCATGTTCAGAGTTTTAATGTCTTGAAAGCCTTATACAGAAAGGCTTGTATGGTTTCGTCGTTTTTCAGGCGTTGTGACTTTTGGCCCTTTTTTTGTGACAGTTGTGTCGGAATCGAATTCCACCAAACCATTGACCATCAAGCTCTGTGTAATCAATGGCGCTGTGACGGCCACTTAAACCCAAATCCAAAAAAGTCGCGCACTCTAAACCTGATTGGATAGCTTGTCAATATTCTGGGGTGCTCACAGCTGCTCACAAATTTGTGAGCACCTGGAAGCTTCATTTGTTGTTTGCATTTGATGTAGGGATTCCTGGAGGAGGCTTCCTATGGAAGAGCAAATGACAGCATCAATCAGCGAATTCGCCCGAATCGTTGGTGTCAACCATGCAGCTGTAATCCGTGCCGTCAGGGATGGTGTTCGGCTTTCGGAATCCGTGATCACAGATCAGGATGGCAAGACAAGGATCATCATTGCCACCGGGTGCTACGAGTGGATTGCGAACCGAAACGATAGCAAAGGCGGTACACGATCGACTTCCGCGACTCCAGGCATTATGTCCCGGGATAAATCAGCTCAGATGGATCGTCACTACGCGGCTTTGATGAAGAGGATCGAGTATCGGAAGAGCTGTGAGGAGTTGATCCCCTTGGCCAACTTTGAAAGGCAGGTGTGCGAGAGCATACAGACCTGTCGGGACACCTTTCTCCAGGTGCCTTTGCTCGCCTCCGAACTCACCCGACCCTACTTTCTGCGTCTCATTCGAGATCAGGGTGAGGGCTTAATTCAGGAAAAGCAAAAGGAAATTGACGACGCTGTGATCCAGATACGCCTGGCTATTCGGAAAGAGGTTTGCAAGGCCCTGGATCATGCGTCCGATATGCTTGATGAACAATATAAAAGGGATCAGGAAAATGCGGAAACGAGAAGGCAAGCCCATGAAAAGGAAGCTGGTATCCATTGAGGAATTTGCTGCAAAAGTTGGCGTGAATGCGTCCGCCGTCATGGAGGAAATCCGCCAAGGAAGATTTCACAAATCTGTTGTTCATGAAGGTCTTGGCCTCAAAGTTGTTTTTTATGATGGAATTTTTGAATGGCACTCGAAGGACGATACAAGAGTCGATAGGTACGGCGTTCCTCGCTATAAATATGGCGATATAAGGGGAGCTATTATCGAAGCAATAAGACCGGATGATGACGATGAAGAACCCGAACGCACTGGGAATGTTTAATGGCATCTGTTCACGCCTTGGAACCGTTTGGTGATATCCGCTCTTTGCTTAAGACACGACTCCGGGCTCCTCAGTTTGTCTCAATTCGTGAGTATGCCGAGAAGAATCTCTACCTTCCGCCCGGTGGCAACCCGTTTCCGGGGCTTGTCAATTTTACGAAAACGCCCTACCTCCACGAGATTCTGGATTCGCTGAATCCTGATAACGGTATCGAAAAAACTGTGCTGATGAAGGGCTGGCAAACAGGCGGAACGCTGACTGGGCTCAGTCTGATGCTGTGGGTTATGGGGGCTTCTCCGACCTATATGCTCATTGTCCAGCCGAATGATGAGTTGCGGAAGACCTTTTCCCAGCATCGGATTGACCCGATTATTGCACACTGCCGGGATCTCAGAAACCGGATCCAGGCGGATGGTGGGGCGGAACCACAAAGCAAGAACAGCATTCTTACCAAGTCGTTCCCGGGTGGCTGCCTCTTTCTGGGTACATCCAACTCGATGTCCGCACTGCGCTCCCATGCATTTCAGATCGTTTTTTTTGACGAAGTGTCGGCATACGCGGCCAATACCCAGAAAAACGGCGACCCGGTGGGCCTGGCTGTGGGCCGTACATCGACATACGAAGGCAGAAAGAAACTATTCTTCGTCTCCACGCCGTCCATCGCCGGTCAGTGCCGGATCCATGCCGAGTACCTTCTCACAGATCAGCGGAAGTATTTTGTTCCCTGCCTCGCCTGCGGTCACATGCAGCTCATCACCGAAGATGGAATCGACTTCTCTCTCGAAATCCCGGTCTTTCGCTGCGAAAAATGCCACGCCGCGCATCACGAGCAGGATAAGACTCAGATGCTCGCCGGCGGCGAATGGCGCCCGACCGTGACGCCACGGATCGCCAATGCCCGCGGCTACCATTTGCCGGCGCTCTATGCCCCGGTCGGCATGTGGTCCTGGAAGAGCACACGTGAGCAGCTCATCAAAGGGGCGGACAATCCGGAGGAAAAAAAAGTGTATGTGAACAACTGCCTTGGTCTTCCCTATGAGGACGCGGCCATGAAGCCGATCGATCCGAATGATCTTAGAAACTGCGAACTCCCTGACTGGCCTGAGGATAGACGTCTTCCCAAAGGAATCGGCTATCTCACGGCCGGCGTTGATACGCACCCCGATCATGTGGACCTTGTGATCATGGGCTGGGGCCGCGATGGTGAGCGTTGGGTCATCCTCCACGAAAGAATCAATGGCGACAGTAACCAGGAGGCCACCTGGCTGGAGCTTTACTGCATCCTTCAGCGAGAGTTTATCCATGGACATTCGGTGAACGGCCGGCTCAAACTCAGAATTGCAGCCACTTGCATCGATACGGGTGGGCATAATACGGGCGCGGTTTACGACTTTTGCCGCGGCCGCGAGGATGAGTTCATTCTTCCCATCAAGGGCGCAAAGGATCGCGCGGCGCCAATCATCGGATCGAGCAGCTACAAAAAAGAGGCTGAGATTCACCTTTTCCCGGTCGGAAAGCTCGCCACGCACGGCCGCCTGTTCTCGTGCCTCCGCCGCTGCCAGAAAAAACTGGAGGAGATGCGCACGGCCGCGCGGAACGGCATCACCATGCCCTATGGTGGCCCGGGTCTTCTGCACTTTAGGCCCGGGCTCAAGGACAGCTTCTATAAGGAGCTGACCGCTCCCAAAAGCAAGTGGGTCAAGCGTGATGGCAAGGACCAGATCGCATATTACACAACGCCAGGGATCGACGATCACGCTCACGACTGTATGAGATACGCGGACGCCGCGCGTGAATTCATGGGGCAGAATATTGATGACATCTGCGGGCAGCTTGAAAAGCTGGCCGAGGAAAGGAACAAGGTATGACACTTGAGGAGCAGCTGGACTCGGTCCAGCGGGCGATTGCAAGGATCGAGGAAGGTGGTCAGGAGATCGATATTGAGGTGAACCAGAATCGCCGGAATGTGGTGCGGGCAAAGCTCAAGGACCTTTATGATCGGGAGATGAAGTTGAAAACGGCGATCAGACGGCAAAACGGTGGGGGTGTTATCCATGCGATCCCTCGTTAACAAGGCCCAGGCAAGGGCCAGAATGAAAGCCGCCAGATCTGACGCATGGGATACCATTCCTATCTTTCGCGGTCCGGATGCTCCCTACCGCTCCACATCCCGTGAAAATTCGGCAACATCAGCCTGGTTTCCGGCATCGGGAAGCACGGACGATGCTCTGCTGGGCGCCATGCGCACGCTTCGGGATCAGTCGCGTGACCTCGATCGAAACGAAGGCCTCGCCCGCGGCGCCATCGAAAACTATGTGACAAACGTTGTCTCGGACGGCCTGCGCCCGCAGTCACGCATTGACCATAAACTCCTCGGAGTCACGGAAAAGCGTGCCCGAAAGTTTGAGCAGATGGCGGAAACCATCTTCGATATGCACATGGGAAGTGATACGGCGGATTTTCACGGGATCGCCAGCTTTCCCCTCATGCAGGCCCAGGTGCTCCGCGCCGCCTTCCTCGATGGCGACTGCCTTGCTGTGCGGCGAATTTCAAAAAGACCCAATGCAGTCCTGCCTGTCTCAATTCAGCTGATTGACGGATCGAGACTTCGGAATCCCACCCGAAACGTGAATCCGGACGCTGATATCCGCGAGGGGGTGGAGTTTCGGAATGGGGCTCCCGTCGCCTTTCATGTGACCAAGCCGGGTTCAAATCTTTTTCTGGGCACGGAGACAGTGCGCGTTCCTCGCTTTGATGGGGATGGCGATCCGCTGGCTCTTCATATCTTTCAGCAGCGACTGATTGGACAGAGTCGCGGAGAGCCACTTCTCGCTCCCATTATCGAGAAGTTTAAACAGATTTCCCGGTATTCCGAGGCTGAGATCGCGGCCGCGGTTATCAACGCCTACTATTCCATGTTCATTACGACAGAAACCGGCGGAACCTTTGGCAACCGCTCCCAGGCGCACCTCGCCCGTGATGATCACGGGGGTGCCTCCACAGCAGAACGGCGATCGAACACGATCGAAGCGACCAAGGGGACCATTGTCGAGCTTTTGCCAAACGAAAAAGTCATCACGGCTGCTCCTGGACGGCCTAACTCCAACTACGACCCTTTTGTCCAGGCTGTGATCAAGCAAATAGGGATTGGTCTGGGGCTTCCCTACGAAGTCCTCACGCAACACTTCCAGTCGTCCTATTCGGCAGCGAGAGGGGCAATTCTGGAGGCCTGGAAGGCATTCAAGGCGAGGAGGGCCTGGCTCGTCTCCGCATTTTGCCAGCCGGTGTGGGAATTGGTCATAGCTGACGCGGTTCGCTCGGGCATGCTGGAGGCTCCCGGCTTCTTCGAGAGTCCACTGAAACGAAAGCTCTGGCTCCGAACGCAGTGGTGTGGAAGCGAAATGGAGTCAATTGATCCCTTGAAGGATGCCAAGGCCCATGAGGTGGACGTTAGAAACGGCTTTGACTCGCGCCGCTCGATCGTTGAGGGACGCGGCCGCGATTTCGATAAGCTGAAGCGCGAGTTGGAGGAGGAAAAATCATTTTTTGCACCAAATTCCGAAAAAGTTGAGCAATCTAAACCGACTTGAAACGAATGTCAACACTCCCGGTGCTCACTAATTTGTGAGCACCCAGGCTCTTCCCACACGCTTTCCGAAGTGGTTATGTTCACCTCGTGATTAACGCGAGGTAGCCTGTGTCCTACGTTCTAAGTTACCTGACAAAATCCAGCTGGGCCATGACTGATGAGGCTTTAAAGAGTCTTGTTTCGGTCGTGCAAAACCGCAAAAAAGAGAGAAGTCTCGAAAAATATGCGGGTGAGCCCATCAAAAAAGCGCAAAAAGCCCACAATCGGGGCGGGGTGGGTATCATCCCGGTCCGTGACTCGCTTTTCATGCGAGCCAACCTCATGACCGAGCACTGCGGTGCGACCTCCTATGAGACGCTCATGCGGGATTTTCATTCGCTGCTTGCCGACGACTCGGTTCACTCGATTCTCTTCGATATCGACAGCCCTGGTGGTGAAGCCGGCGGCTGCTCGGAGCTGGCCGATGCGATTTTCAGCGCCAGAGGGCAAAAGCCAATCGTGGCCTATATCTCCGACTACGGAGCCTCGGCCGCGTATTGGATCGCCAGCGCATGTGACAGGATTTACGCCTCTGACTCCGCTATTGTCGGAAGCATCGGCACGCAAATCATCACATTTTCCGGCGAAACGGAGGGTGAAATCCGCATCGTGGCGAGTCAATCCCCCAACAAAAACCGTGATCCTGGAACGCCGGAGGGAGCCGAGGCTCTGCAGGAAAGAGCGGATGCCCTGGCCGGAATATTTATCGAAAAGGTCGCACGGAACCGGGGCATAAGCCCGGACAGCGTCATGAAAAACTACGGGCAGGGAGCTGTTTTTGTCGGTGAAAGGGCCAAAAAGCAGGGCCTTGTCGATGGGATTTCAACCCTGGAAAACGTCATTGCAATACTAGGAGAAAACAAAGTGGCTGTAACTACGGAAGCCATTACGGCTTCATTCATCGCGGAAAAGCACCCCGATATCGCGCAGCATTTCAAGGATCTCGGCGCAGCATCGGTGCTTGAAAAGTTCGATGCCGAGCAAAAACGCGTGAACTCGATTCGTGAAAGCGCCAAAGGCCTCGTCTCTGATGAGTTCTGCAAAGGGCTTGTGGAAAGCGGTATGCCGGCTCACGAGGCCATGGCCGCCATCATCAAGGAGGCCCAGAAAAATCCCCTCAAGGCGAAGACAGATTCAAAGGAAGCCGACGACAGTCAGCTTTCGGGGCTCGATACGCTGCCAAAGGAAATGGCACGGACTGAAGGCGGTCAGTCGCTCGATGAGCGGCTCAAGGCCACCTTTTCCATGCTCCAAAAGACCGGCACCATCAAGCTACGGGGGATCGAATGAACTATCAACCAGGCTTCAGAAAGATCGCAAGCTTTGTTCCCAGGGACATTAGGCTTGGTCACGAACAGATTCGGCGGGATTCGGTCATCATCGAACGTGGCCAGAAGCTCCCCATGGGAGCAATCCTCGGAAGAAAGGCCAACGGGAAGTTTGTGCTTTGCGCCGCAAAAAATGATGACGAAACCCCGGTCACGGACGGCAGCGAAAAAGCTTACTGCATTTTGCAGCAGGACATCGACGCGACAGACGGTGACAAGGAAGGCGAGATCTACCGGCAGTGCGCAGCCTTCTGGCTCGATCTCACGATCGGAAAGGGCCACACGATGGCCTCGGTGGTCGAAGATCTGGCGGCTCGCGGCATCTTCATCAATAAGGGCGAAAAATAATGGCGAACCTTGATATCTACGGCACGTACTACCTTGCCGGCGTTTTTGATCAAATTGTCCCGGAAGCTGCACTTTTCCTCGATACTTTTTTTTCAAAGTATCCCGTGATCCAATCGAACAGCGAGAAGGTTTACTTTGATGATGTTCCTGGAAAGACCAAGGGCGCCTCGCCTTTTGTAAGCCCCAGGCGTGAGTCGCCGACCTTTGGCCGCGAAGGCTATGAGACGAGCGAATTCAAACCGGGTTACATCAAAGAGAAAATCGACCTGACACCCGACCTTGGCTTTTCCCGTATTCCTGGCGAGAAGTTTGGCGGCGAATACTCGCCCATGCAGCGTCTTGAATATTATCTGGCTCAGGATCTGAGACGCCTCAAGGATCGCTGGCGCAACCGCATGGAGCTGATGGCGGCCGAGCTGGTGAAGACCGGAAAGTTGACGGTCAAAGGTGATGGCATCGACCAACAGCTCGACTTTGGCCGCGACCGATCCCTGAATATCAGTCTTTCCGGTGACAACTCCTGGGCCAGTCCCGAGTTCAAGATGCGCGAATTTTTGAACAAGCGCCGCTCGAATATGGCTTCAAAGAACCGCCGGAACACCAGTCCCAATATCGCCTGGATTGGTTCCGATGCCGAGGAGATGCTTCTTCGCAATCTTGAGCTGAAGGAAATTGTCTCCGACTTCCGACGCGATGCCGAGGTGCGGCTCAGGCTTTCACCAGGCCTGCAGTCCTTTGAAAACCTCGTCTATGTCGGAAACTTCGGAAACGTCGATTTTTTCAAGCTCGAAGCCAAGGACCCCGAGGGCAACCCCTTCATCGGTCCCAAGCAGATGCTTCTGACCACAGGAGACATCCATGGCGTGCAGATGTTTGGTGCCATCTGGGATCTCAAGGCAAAACTCGTTGCGAATCAGGTTTTCATGAAATCCTGGGAAGTGGAGTCGCCGAGCACGCGCTTTGTTGAGCTTCAGTCAGCACCCATTCTCGGTAGCTTCGATCCCAACTGCGCGGAGCTGATCAATGTTGCCTCCTGAACTTTCCGAACCATTTACCCACAAGGGACGGAGTTTTTTGGCCGGTTTTACGGAGTTTGACGTTAAATCGGACAGAAACATCAGTCCGGGCGGATATTCGCGGACCATTCATCTTTTGGTTGACGATGACGATGCCGCGCTCATGAGCGAAATGGATGAAGTGACAAGAGTCAAAAGCGGCAAGGTCTATGAGGTTAAAGGTATCTTCCTCTCAGGAAATGGGACCTCTGAAGTTGATCTCGCCCTGGCCCAGGAAAAGCCGCTGGTGAGGACATATTGAAGCTTCTCACGATCCGTGCAGAGATTGAAAAATCGGTAAGGCTTGCTGTGCCAGGCTGGAAGCTATTTTCAGCCAACACTATTCACGCCACCGATGAAGACTATCCCTGCATAAATACCTTCTTTGACTGTGACAGGCTCGTGGGTGACGAGGGACCACAGGAAACAAGGCGTGTGGGTTTTCAGTTGGAAGCCGGATTTAACGTAGAAAGCGGCGATCCGGAGGCGGATCTGATCGAGCTGAGGCAAAGAATCGAACATGCCATCGAGCTGAATCAGGATCTTAAAAATCAGGCGACGAAGATCCGCTTTGTAAAGGTCGACTTTGTCTGCACCCATCAGGGATCACGACCGCGGGCTTTTTTGTTCATGACGGCATGGATTGAGTATCAGAAGCCGCGGGCCTCGGCACCGCCAGCTGAGATCAGCCCCGGCCTGCGGCCGGTGATCAATGGAGAGGAGCAGCCCGATGCATGAGCTTGCCATTCAGGATCTCATAAGGCGGGTGGACAACATCCTGAGGCCTGGAACCATATCGGCGATCGACCTTGAGCGCGGGCTGGTAAGGGTCAGGCTGTCGCCCACGCTGGAATCGGCCTGGCTTGGCACTTTTGAAAAGTGGGCGGGAGATCCAAGGTCCTGGACGCCGCCAAAGCTCGGGGAGCAGGTTCTGGTTCTTTCACCAGGCGGGGAGCTGAAGGCCGGGTATGTGCTGCGTGGTATCAATTCCGCAAAGTTTCCAAAGCCATCAAAGGAAGGCGGAAAGCATATCACCGCGTTTGATGATGGCCTGGAACTTTCGTATGACGTGGCCTCAAACAGTCTTCTCATCTCAAGACCTGAAGGCCTAAAGATCATTGCGAAAGCCACATCCGTGGAGTTTGAGACAGATAAGTTCGAGGTTTTCAATAAGGCGAGAGTCGGTCTCATCAAAACAATTTCGGATGTTCTGAAGCTTATTTTTGGCTCAAAGACATCGACCATGATGGGGCCGCAGCCTTTGCTGCCAGCCTCGCTCGAAGCGCCGGCCAAGGCCCAGATTATCGATTCATTCGGGGGATAGAATGCCGCTCAAGGGATCAGAAAGCACACTCGGATCAAAGATGAAGGCTGCCGCCAAATCGGTGAACGGTGATGGGGATCTTGCCTGGGAGAAGATTGCGGAGGTGGTTGTAGAACACATCACGGCCAATTCACTGGTCATCGGCGTAGCCCCGCCGAACGGGGGAGCCCTGACAGAAGGAAAAATTCAATGATGGGCATGGATGAAAGAACCGGAAAGCTCCTCAAAGGTCCCGAATGGATCCAGCAGGGGATAAGGCGGGGCCTTAGGACCAGAAAGGGATCGATGCTTATGGCCCGCTGGTATGGAACGGACTACATGCGCCAGCTCGGGCGCTCCATAAGCGCGGGATCGATTCTGGATCTGACGAGTGATCTCGCGGATTCAATCGAGTCGACAATTCCGGGGGCCAGACTGGAGTCAGTTATTGAGCAGGAGAATGGGGAAAGAATGCGCGTTTATTTTCGCGTGGGTGACACGTCGATGAATCTGGACGTCTGAAATGGATTTACCAAAAGTCATAGATAGCCCGGAGTATAAGGCAATCCTGGCCGATAAGCTGGCCCGCTTCACAGCGCTTTGCCGGCAGTCAGTTGCAGCCGACTTCCCGGAACCCACGCCGGCGGATCCGAGCTGGCATCATCTTTCTGAGATCTCCCTTACGGAGCTTATGATCAGAGAGAAAATCAACGCCGCCGCCTACGCTCAACTCGTGAAGCTTTCAAATGATCTCGACTTCATATTCAATGGCAAAATTCGCTCAGGCGAAAGTTTTGAAGCCTACCGTGACCGTATGCGTGGACGAAAGTATGAGGCGTCACCCGCTGGCACTATCGCCATGTATAAGGCGCTTACGTTTCTTTATGGTGAGGCCACACTTGAAACCGGAAGTGAAACAAGGAATGCATTGGTTCAGGACTGCTTTGTGCAAAACGTCAATGGCGAGCTGCTCATTCATATCCTCGTGAATAGCGAAGCTCAGGATCTTAGGGCTGCCGTCCTCGGCAAACTCACCGAAGCATTCAAGAGTGAACGAGTTAAACCGGCTCTGGATTCGGTTTCGTTCAGAATGGCAAGCACTGTACCCATCACTATAAGTGGGACTGTTTCCCTCATGCCAGGCTTTGATGCCGATTACAGAACGATAATCGAAAAGGAGTTCCGTGCCCGATTTGAAGCTGAAAAGCGGCTTGGCTGGGCTCCGGCCGTCAGCTGGATCACAAGGGAGCTGCATCAGACGGGTGTGAGGTCAGTCATTTTGAGATCACCAGTGAGCAATATACCCGTTCAGCCCGAGCGTTATCCCGTGATTTCGACCCTTAATCTTGCGATTGAGGTGGCGGCATGATTGAGAGAATTTTGAGAAAGATACACTCGAAGTTTGATGGAAGCAGTATCGAAAATATCCGGATTCAAACGGATCCCGTCACGAGAGAGATGATTCTCTGGGAATACGGACTGGAGCCACTGCTCCCACATGCTCTGGATCTCAGCGTAGTACGTGATGAGGTGCGGGAGTTCGCGCGTCTTCACGGAACGCTCTTTGCCATCCGTACCGCCCTTCGGTGGGTCGGCTTTCCGGATGCGAAATTTTATCGACTGAACCCGATGGAATACGAGGTGGATCCAGGTCGGGTGCCAAGTGAAAAGGAAATCAACGCAATCCTCGCTGCGCTGGATGTTTCAGTTCAGACGAGAGGAAAGCTCATTCGCATATTCAACGGAGAATTTGAGGTCAAATATGGCTGATGCAGGATACGTACATGGAATTGTGGTCAATCAAAACACGGGAGCGGTTGAAACGTTCCGCTCGCCGGCGGTGAATGTTGTCGGAATTGTCGGGACGGCAACGGGAAGCACCGTACTCAAGCCGGGTGTACCCGTGGCGTTTTTGGGAAAGAAGGAGGCACTCGCAGCCATCCATCCGGAAGGTGCGAAAGGGGAAAAAGGGACTCTCTATTACTCGGTGATTGGTGTCCAGGAGCAGACGACTGCGCGGATCGTTCTTGTCCGCTCGGCATCTGACTCCCAGGCGGATATTATCACAGCGATTGAAGCCTTCTTGAATGCCAAGAGCATCACGGGTTTTAAACCTAAAATTCTGATCGCCCCTGGCTTTGGCAATAAAAACCTGGATGACCCCGGGTCAGCGTCGGGGACAAATCCGACAACTCCTCCAAATCCAGCTCCAGACCCAGCTCCAGCTCTTGATCCGGTGAATCGCATAATTGCTCTGGAAAGCGAATCCACTACAGCCAATAAAAAGAGGTAATTTCATGGCCAAGATTGCAAACCCCATAGCCCAGAAACTCTCATCAGTGGCGAAACGCCTCAAAGCGATCGCCGTCATTGATGGGCCAAATGAAGCGACGGAGCTTAAGATCTTTCGGAACCTCAATGGCAATCCCCGCCTTTATATCGTCTCGCCGACCGTGAAGGTTGTCGATGGTGAGAATGTCATCGATGTCCCGGCCAGCTCCTATGTCGCAGGAGTTTTTGCTCGCATCAAGGTCGGAGAGTCGCCATCGAATCAGCTCATTGAAGGCGTTCTCGGAACGAGCGTTCCCATTTCCTTCGAAGTCGATGATCCCGAGACCACTGCCCAGCAGTATAACGCGATGCAGGTGGCCACGATCGTGCGCGATAACGGCTTTCGTATCTGGGGCGTGCGCGGCAGCGGCAATCCCGATGATCTCAAAACGAATCAGATTCAAAAAGTTCGGATCTCTGATTCGATTGAGGAGGCTCTCATTACATCAAACAGCTGGGCTCTGGCCAGGGGGCTTACCATCAGGCTGGTCGATGCGGTGGAGCAAAAGGTGAACGATTATCTTCGGGATCTCAAACAGGTCGATGAGGCGATCATTGGAGGCAAGTGCGAACGGGATGCGGATCGCAATACGCCTGATTCGATCGCCAGCGGAAAATACTACTGGAAATATGACTTCACGCCCGTCGCGGTGGCTGAAACCCTTTATTTTGAAGGCTTTAACACAACTGCTTACTATAAGGACCTCGCATAATGAATTCGCTCAAGCTTTTGATTCCTACTTTTTTGCTCTTTTTGACGTTTGGTGCAGTGGCGGCCGATGCACCACAATTCTCCGATAACCCAACACCGATTTTCGAGAATACTTATCTCATCGACAACCTCGGCAACAATAGTCGTGGTGCGGATCTGACCCTCAGAGTGCATAAGAATGCTCCTTTTGGAGACTGCAATAACAAGATCGATTGCCCTGCGTCGCTGATCGTGTCGGGGGCGACAGGTAACGTGAACATGCCGGTGGATGTCAACGTGCGAAGCCTTCATGTTGGCAAGAATGCGGTTATTGACTCGACCGGCAAATGGGTCGGCTCACCGGCAGGGCTTGTTGGTCCTGTCGGACCTCAAGGACCCAAAGGTGATGTGGGTGCAGTCGGTCCTCAGGGCCCACAGGGTTTGAAAGGTGATATCGGGGCCACGGGTCCTCAGGGACCACAAGGTCTAAAAGGCGAGACGGGTGCAGCTGGTCCTCAAGGCCCTCAGGGCGTGAAAGGTGACACCGGGCCCCAAGGTCCTCAGGGTCTTAAGGGAGATACAGGAGCCACAGGTCCCCAAGGTCCTCAAGGATTAAAGGGTGACAATGGAGCAGCTGGTCCCGGCGGTCCTCAGGGTATTAAAGGCGATGCCGGTCCTATTGGTCCTCAAGGTCCTCAAGGTCCTCAGGGCGTGAAAGGTGACACCGGGCCAGCGGGGCCGCAGGGTCTCAAGGGTGATACAGGGCCAGCGGGGCCGCAGGGTCTCAAGGGTGATACAGGGCCTCAAGGTCCTCAAGGGGATGGCTGCTGGTATGACGATAAATCAAAGCGCATCAACTGTGGCGGTGGAACCTGGATTGAAATCTCATCACTGAAAGGTCCAAAGGGCGACACTGGTGCCACTGGTGCCACTGGTGCCACTGGTGCCACTGGTCCTTCAGGCCCAAGGGGGTTTACGGGCGACACCGGTCTGACCGGTGCTCAAGGTCCCAAAGGTGCCGATGGCAAAAGCTGCAGGCTCTGGGAGGGTTCGACTTCCACCTACATTATTTGTGGAGAGGGTGATGGTCCGGAAGATCTCTTTGATCTTGGAAAATTGAAGGGAGCAAAAGGCGACCCCGGGGCCACAGGCACGGTTGGCAGCTGCCGTACGATTACGGCAAAGACCACGGGGCTCGGTGAAATCCGCGCCGTAGCGCGTTGCGCCACAACTGAGATTGTGACTGGCGGAGGATGTGAAAAGATCAGTGGTACGCTTCAAGGCTTCACGCCTTTCGTAGGCAACGCCAACGTCACCCCTTTTTATCAATGCGATGCATCAGGCAACACCGCCAGCTCGCAGGTCATTGCCACAGCAATCTGCTGTGCAAAATAAGGATAGATCATGGCAGCTCAACTTCCCTACAGCATAGTAAACTTCAACCTTTTCCTTGCTGATGGCGATCATTCAGGCAAAGTCGAAGAGGTGATTTTGCCAACGATTGAGTACAAGACAGAGGAAATCTTCAACGCGGGCATGTCCATGCCCATCAAGCAGCCCGTGGCCCTTCAGGCCATGAGCGCAACCTTCAAAATGAGCGAGCAGGAGATCCGAAACTTTGCGGCCGCGGGTTCGCCTCTGGCCGGCTTTGTCACGGCGATTCTCTATGGACACCTTCAGAGTGCGGAAGGAAAAACATCACAGATCATCTACACGATGCGTGGATCGATCAATAAAATCGAGAACGGAACGGCGAAGGTCGCTGACATCAAGGCCGGCCAGCAAACTCTTCAGATGGATCTGATGTCGCTTCTTGTCATCCGTGACGGGATCCCGGCTTTTGAAGTGGACGCCAAAGGAGGAATTCTCGTTCACGGTGTCTTTGATCACTTCGCATCCCTTCGTAAAAATCTCAAGCTGGCGTAGAGGTATTGATATGAAACATTCCCTGAAACATACCATCCAATACAACGGATCCACCATCACACACTTGAACCTGCCTGATGCCGCCCAGGTCAAACATGAGCTTGTGAGCATCCGAATCGGGAAAATGCTTTCGGAATTTAAAAAGGAAAACTTTGTCACTGAAGATTTTGCAGAGGATGGTGTCCTGGGGCTTCCTGGCGAGGCTCTGGTCCGCTTTCGGGAGCTGGAGCTTCAGTGTGAGAGGATGCTTCTCGAAGCTTATTGCGAGGGTTTCCCGGCAGATGCCATTGATGAGCTGGCGATCTCTGACAAGGATGCTCTCGTTGCGATCATCAGAAAACTTCAGAATCCGAATGTCGCCCCGGAAAAAACTGGAGTGGAGCCTGGAAAAAAGTCGAGCCCGAGGAGGCACTCCGCCTGATGCTCAGGGCTGTGGCCCTGCTCCGTGAGCGGTATGGCCTGAGTGCTTATGAAACCATGGCCATGACTCTCACCGAGTTCAGGGAATGGCTGGAAGCGTTGGATGAGACAAGGGATGAAAAAAAGGAAGACGGCCGGGAGAGCCTTATAAATGTCGAAACGCCAGGTGAGTGTTCTGATCCGGGCAGCATTAGACGGATCGTTCAAAAGTTCATTTAGCACAGCCGATCAGAGGATGGCCGATCTTCGTGGATCCATCAAGGCCCTCTCCCGCACTTCGCGGGAGTTTTCAGGGCTTCAAAGGGTTCGTGAGGATGCCGTTCAGCTCAATCAGACGCTTGGCATCCAGAAGAGCGAGCTTGAAAAGGTTAGAGTGGAGCTCACCCAGCAGCGTGCAGCCCATGCTGCGCTCGACCAGGCCATTGACAGAGCCCGGGCTTCGGTTGAAGAAGCCACATCGGCTTACGCAGCCAATAGGCAGGAGCTGGAGCGGGAACGCGCGGCCATTGAAGCTCTGAGAAAGCCGAGCCAGGAGCAGATTGCGCTCCTTCAACGGCAGCGTGCAGAACTGAAGGATCTGGAGAATGCGAAAAAGAGTGCGGCAAGGGTGGCGGCCGGTGCGCAAGCCACTCTCGATGGAAAACGGCAATACCTTGCCACACTTCATTCCGGTATTGCCACCAGGGAGGCCAATCTTGCCGGACTCTCGGCAACCGGGGCACCAGCGCCGGAGATAACGCGACTTACACGGGAGCTGGAGCAGCAGCGGGCCAAAGCCCAGGAGCTGGCTAATGCGATGCATATTTACGAAGCCACAGCCAGGGATACTGCAGTAGCGGCCGAGGCTGCAGCCCTGCGTTTTGAACGCGTGAACAGGATGCTCATTGATCAAAAGGTTGCAATGAGTGCCGCGAGCGAGGCTCAAAACAAACATCTGAGTGAGCTTGAAGAGAAGACGAGGGGCTCAGCCGAGGCCCTTGATTCCGCGAAAAAGGCGGAGAAGGAGGCAACCGAGGCAAAGAAAGCTCACACCAAAGAGGCTCAGGAAAACAAGAAGTCTCTGGAGCAGCTCGAAAAAAAAGAGACGGATCTGGCCTCCTCCATCGGCGCCACTGAGAAGCGAATCGAATCCGCCACGGAAGCGAGTGACAAACACACCAAATCCCTTGAAAAGCAGGGTCACGAGGTCAATGATCTGACTGAGGCCCAGAGGCTTCATGCGCTACAACTTGCGAAGACCCAGGCTCTCGAAAAGCGTCAGGAGGAAATCAATAGACTGCAGGCGAGGGCACATGATCTTCGCTCGCAGGCGATGAGTCATTTTTATTTTACGCTAGGCAGTGGCTTCATCTTCACTGCCCCCATTCGTGAAGCCGTGGCATTTGAAAAGGCTATGATTCGGGTCAAGGCTATGACCGGCGCAAATGCCGAGGAATTTTCCCGGCTCAAAAAGCAGGCCCGCGATCTCGGTGCTTCCACGATCTTTACGGCAAAGGAGGCGGCCGAGGCGCAGAATGAGCTGGCCACGGCAGGCTACAGGACGAATGACATTATCGCTGTCATGCCGAGTATGCTGGCTCTGGCGGAAAGCTCGATGACCTCCCTCGCCCGCACGGCGGAAATCACAAGCGAAGTGCTTCAGGGTTTTAATCTCGATGTCTCACAGATGGCGCGTGTCGGTGATTCGCTCACGGCCGCATACCTGGGATCCGCTTCAAGCCTGGAATCCCTTGGGGAAATGCTGAAGTATGTTGCGGCGTCGTCAGTTGATGTCGGGTCGAGTCTTGAGCAAACCCTCGCGTCATCCTCTGTTCTTCATAACAGCGGGGTTAAAGGCTCCATGGCAGGTACTACGATGCGCGCCATCTTTCTGCGCATGGCCAAACCTCCGAAGGAGCTGCGCCGGGTTTTTGAAGATCTGGAGATAAGGATAAAGGACAAGGATGGAAATCTGCGGGACTGGATGGATATCATCGGCGATATCAACGTCGGGATGAAAGAGAGAAGGTACGGATCCGCGAAGCGTGCAGCTGTCTCGAAGGCACTCGGCGGCGAGGATCACGCACCTGGGGCATCGATTCTTTTGAGATCACAGGCGGATGGCTCACTCAGACTTATGCAGAGGACCTTTGAGCTGGCGCCAGCCTATAACGCCATGAGTAAATCCCTTCTGAAAATGTCTGACAATGATCTCCGTGCGGCCGCAAATGGCATCGGAATCAAAGTCAATCGCGCCATGAGCGGTGGCGGGATCCTGGCAGCGATTTCGGGCTCACTCACAGGACTCAAGGGTTCCGCTTTGGACGCTCAGATGCAGAAAATATTCAGTAAGCTGAATCTGGGACCAAGACTGCAGGACATGCGAGCCGACGAATTTGCCGGTAAGGGCAAGGATGTGGACGCTGCACTAAGGCGTCTCAATATCAGCCGCACCAAAGCCCTGGGAGGCACCAAAACTTCCGATGAGCTGACCCAGGAAATCAGGACGCAGATCCAGATGCTCCCGATGAAAGAGCAGCTCAAGTATATCGAAATCTTCTTCTCCCGCACGCGCACGGGCGTGGCGGATCTCATGAAGGAGTTTGCCCGGAGTGGAAAAAACTTTGATCAGCTGCTGAAGGCTCTCGAAGAATCGCAGACCATGGAGAAGACCAGAAAGGAGCTGAGCACATCAACCGCGGCTCAGCTGGATGAAGTCAGCAGCGCCATGAACGATATCATGATCACCTTTGGTGAGGCTTTCATTCCCATCCTCCGCGATATGATTGTCTGGTTAAAGCCCATCCTTAATGGCTTTGGCGAATGGATCAAAACCAACAAGGAACTGGCTAAAAACATCATGCTTGGGGTCGGAAGCGTCTTTGCTTTCAACGGGGCCATGGCTCTTTTGAAGTTTTCACTTTCGGGTGTCGTTGATCTTGTTCGTGCAGGGAAGACCGTTGGCAAATGGTTTGGTCCCGGCACCATGGGCGCCTCGGGCATGAGATGGCTCAGGACCGGAGCCGGGATCGGAATGAATTATCTCACAGAAGGCCTCGGACTTTTGTGGTCAAAGTCAGGCGCAAAAAAGGGCTGGGGCAAAGGCAAGACTCTTGGCAGATGGGGTGGACGACTGCTGAAGGGAGGCGGCATGCGCGGATGGAGTGGCCTTCTTAAGGCAGGCCCGCTTCTCGGTGGAGCCTTGCGAGGAGTGGGGGCAGCTCTGATGGGCCTCGGGCCGGTCGGCTGGGGCATTGCCGCGGCTGTAGCAGCAATCGCGGCCGGCGGATATCTCATCTGGAAAAACTGGGGAACTATCGGGCCTAAGCTTCAGAAAATGTGGATCGCTATCAAAGAGACGGCACTCGAAACCTGGACGTCCATCACCAACGGCATTGGCGCCGCTTGGGACTGGGTTAAAGAGAAGGTCAGCGGCTCGGGCTGGTTCAAGGGAGTCTGGGAAAAGTTCACGGGATTTTTCAAGAATGCCTATGAGGCCGTGAAGCCCTATATCAAGGTCATGTTCCCCTGGATTGACTCCACCGTCGATGCAGTAACGGCCTTTCCCAAGTGGATTTCGGATAGCTGGGATGCAGGTAAAAAGGAGCTTTCCGAGCTTTTCACCATGCCTGATGCAGTGAAGGTGCCGGCGGCCCTGGAGCGGGCTGGAGGCGGAAGTGGATCCTATACCCAGAGGAATGTGATCACCGTCAATGCCACGATTCATGTGGACGCGGGATCTTCAGCGCCTCGTGAGGTTGCGAGCAAAATCAAAAGTGAGATCCAATCGGCCTTCCGAAACTCACCGTCCTTTTCGTTCCTCGATCCGGTGGAGGTCAGCTGATGGCCTTTGATCCCATTCCCTTTTTTAGAAAGCAGGTTTTTGCAAAGCTCGGTGATTTCAGCTTTGAGCTTCAAACGCTCACACCGGATAAGATTGAGCGCGAAACCGAATACCGTTGGGTGAGACAGGAGCCTCTTGGTGCAGCTCCTGTGCATCAATTCCTTGGCGACCGCAAAGGACGGCCGCACGACGATAAGATGACAATCTCCGGCGTATCCCATCCTGCGTTCACGGGTGGTTTCGATCAGCTGAAAAGGTTAAGGGATATGGCCTCCGTGGGAAATCCACAGCGTCTTATTTATGCCGACACCAAAGTCGGCGAAAACATGGGGCTCTGGATTATTCGCAAAATAAAGGAGGGACGGTCGATTTTTATCGGGGAAGGAGTTCCACTTCGGATCGAATTCACGCTGGAGCTGGAGTTTTATGGCTGAATACCGTTTAAAAGAAGGCAATGAACTGGATCAGATCTGCTGGAATTACTACGGGGATCTGCCCGGGTCGCTTGAAGCTGTTCTCCGGGCCAACTGGGCCTTACTTGTTCACTTCGATGATCTCGGAAGAGTCCTGCCTCTGTCAAAGCCAATCGTGATCACACTTCCTGAGTTAAAAAGACCGACATCAATAACAAACAGCATTCGGGTATTTGAATGAATCCAAACTTTCGCATTGAAACCAAAAACGGCGATCTCACCGAGAAAATCCGCTCGCGGCTCGAAAAGCTTACGGTAAGGGACGAGGCCAGCTGGAAATCCGATAGCATGACGCTGGAGCTGACAGACGATGGCATCGAATGGCCCGCCGATGGACTCGAATTCACCGTGGCCCTTGGCTATGGCAACGTGCTCACGACGGTCGGAAAGTTTACGACCAAACATATCGGGATATCCATGAACGGAAAGCGGACCTTGAAAATAGAGGCTGCAGCCATGGAATCGAGCGCATCGCTCAAGAGCCAGCGGGAACAGTCCTGGGATGGGACCACCCTTGGTGCTATCGCCGAGGAGATTGCGCGTCGTAACAGTCTCAAGCCGATGGTGTTCGATGAGCTGAAGGCCATTCCGATTGAGCATGAGGACCAGACCGAGTCCGACATTGCATTTTTGGTCCGGCTCGGGCGCCGCTTTGATCATACGGTCAAGGTCAGCGGCCGTTACCTCATGATTACTCCGAAGGACAAGGGCGGGGATCCGGACG